GCCGATGTTGCAGAAATAAAAGAAACCATTGAAGAAAATCATAGAACGAATAATGCATCTGCGGATGCTTTGGCGTTTGCAAAGTTTCTTCAAAAACTTTAGTTTTATAAATAAGTAAATAAAACATTTTAAGGAGTAATCCCCATGGCTAATGAACTAGACAAAACCATTGAGGAATTAGAAGCAGAAGTGCTAGATGAGCTTGAAGAGGCCAACGGCAATGCTCCTAAACCCAATGCGACTGCTACTGACCCGATGGACAAACTCGACTCTGATGGAGCAACTGGTGCTACGGAAACAATCCCCGGCTCAACACCAGATAAAGTTGCACCACATAAAGGAGCAGATGCGTCTAAAGGTGCAAAAACAGATACATCCATTCCGAAAAAAGGAAAGGCTGATAAAATGGACACAGCAAAAGATGCTGGACAAAACAGACCTCTTGCTGCAAGTTATGACCCAACACTTGAAGGTTTCTCAGATGATGAAATCAGAGAGTTGTGTCACTCAAAAGACCACGACTGTGCTACAATGGTAGAACATCCACAGTGGGGTAAAGGTAAACCAATTCTTAGATCACACGCAATTCCAGATGATAACGGACACGTTGAGTGGTATGACGTTCAATTCAAACATGGTGTTGAGGAGAAAGTTATGGCTGAGGATATGAGAATTATTTTCTCAGAAGCACACCATGAAGATATGGATATGCCAAAGACTAAAGATGCTCTAATGGCTGCAATGCACAAAGAGATGAAACATATGAAGAAAGATCAACTTCAAGCTGCATATGGTTCTATGATAAAAGCAATGGCTCATGGTGATAAAGAAGAGTCAGCCCACGACAAAGAAAAGAAAGAGGCTGTTGAAAACAGACTCAAGTCTATTGATGTGTCAGAACACGTTAATGCATTGGTCGATGGAGAGGGTGATCTCTCTGAAGATTTCAAGAAAAAGGCTGCAACAGTATTTGAAGCTGCAGTAAAATCTAAAGTACGTTCAGAAGTAGAACGCATGGAAGAGGATTATAGAAATGAACTGGAAGAAAATATGAACACAACAAAGGATGAGTTGACTGAAAAGGTTGACACATACCTTAACTATGTTGTTGAAGAATGGATGAAAGAAAACGAATTAGCAATTGAAAGAGGCCTAAAGGGTGAGATTGCTGAGGACTTTATTTCTGGTCTAAAACAGTTGTTTGAAGATCATTACGTTGACGTTCCAGATGAAAAGTATGATGTGCTTGAAGCACAATCAGAAAAGATTTCAGAACTAGAGGGTAAAATCAATGAAATGATGGATAAATCCATTGAGTTGAAGAATACAAATGCAACTCTAGTAAAGGAACAGGTCGTTTCTGAACTTAGTTCAGACTTGGCTGAGACAGAAATTGAAAAGTTTAAGGGACTTGTAGAAGATGTAGATTACTCTGATGAGGGATCTTATCGTGAGAAGTTGGCAACACTCAAGGAAAGTTATTTTCCAAAAGTGAAACCATCTGATGAACCAGTCTCTTCAACAATAGATGATGTAGAAACTGGCAACGCACAATCGGACATTGACACAACTGACTCAATGGCAGCATACATGACTGCAATTGGTAGGACTGTTAAGAAATAGGCGTGCAAATGAACAATTTTATAAATAGTAGAAAATTATAAGGAGAAACCAAATGTTTCAAACAGAACATCTACAAGAGAAATGGCAGCCAGTCCTAGAACACCCAGATCTTCCAAAGATTGAGGATTCTTACAAGCGTGCCGTTACTACAATTATCTTGGAAAACCAAGAGAAATCAATCAGAGAGGACAGAAACTTCCTCGCAGAAACTGCCCCAACAAACTTTGGTGGCAGTGGAACTAACAATGCGTCACTGGATACCTTTGACCCAATTCTAATCTCATTGGTAAGACGTTCTATGCCAAACTTGATTGCATATGACATTTGTGGTGTGCAACCAATGACAGGCCCAACTGGTCTTATCTTTGCGATGAGAGCAAGATTTGCTTCAATGGATGGTGCAGAAGCACTTGCTGATGAGGCATTCCCAGATCATGCAAACCAGAATAAAGCTGGTACTATTGGTGGTGGTGATATCGGTGCAACCGAAACTAACCCTGCTACTCTGAACGATAGTCCTTCTGCTGGTACTTATACTAGTGCAACTGGTATGACTTCACTAGAAGGTGAAGCATTAGGTGACTCTGGAGCAAATGCTTTCGCAGAGATGGCATTCAGTATTGAGAAGCACACTGTTACTGCCGTAACTCGTGCCCTCAAAGCAGAATATACTATGGAACTTGCTCAAGACCTTAAAGCAATTCATGGTTTGGATGCTGAAACTGAACTTGCAAACATTCTGTCTGCTGAAATTCTTGCAGAAATCAACAGAGAAGTTGTAAGAAACATCTACGTTTCTGCCGTAAAAGGTGCTCAAGTAAATACAACTACTGCTGGTATCTTTGACTTGGATACAGACTCAAATGGTCGTTGGTCAGTTGAGAAATTTAAAGGTTTGATGTTTGCGATTGAGAGAGATGCCAACGCAATCGGTCAACAAACTCGTAGAGGAAAAGGTAATATGATCCTTTGTTCTGCTGATGTTGCATCAGCATTGCAAATGGCTGGTATCCTTGACTATACCCCTGCTCTTAACAACAACTTGAATGTTGATGATACTTCAACAACATTTGCTGGTGTTATGAACGGACGTTTCAAAGTGTATGTTGACCCATATGCTGCAAACGTGGCCGCATCACAATACTACATTGTTGGTTATAAGGGAACTTCCCCATACGATGCTGGTATGTTCTACTGCCCATACGTTCCACTTCAGATGGTTCGTGCAGTGGGTGAAAGTTCATTCCAACCAAAAATTGGTTTCAAGACCAGATATGGTATTGCTGCTAACCCATTCCACACTGGAACAGTTGCTGCTGCAGCTGATGGTGCAATCTCTATCTCATCTGCAACTAATAAGTATTACAGAAAAGTTAAAGTTACTAACCTTATGTAATCTTTTTACCAACCAACCGAAAGAGAGAGGGGACTTGTTCCCCTCTTTTTTTTCGTTATAAATACTAGTATGACAACGGAAACATCACCTCTTAATAGACAACCAGATAAGTTGGATTATAGTAGTCCAACGCAGTTTAGGTTTATTCTGAATCAGATACCTACAGTGCAGTTCTTTGTTCAAACTGCAAATATCCCTGGCATAAGTTTAGGTGAAGCTGTAATACCAACTCCATATAAGGATATTCCTTATGTTGGTGATAAAGTAACCTACGAAAGTTTGAATGTTCAGTTTCTTGTGGATGAACATTTAGAAAACTATATTGAAATACATAGCTGGATGGTGGGTTTAGGATTTCCTAAAACTAGACAACAGTTTACAGACTTTCGTTCTAACACATCAAATACATCAAATGCAGCTGGTAAAGGACAAACTGATATTGGAAAAGTTGGAAAGTCAGTTGCAGAAAGACCTTTATATTCTGATGCAACACTTACAGTGTTATCAAATAAAAACAATCCACTTGTAGAGTGTCGTTTTGAAGATGTGTTTCCAGTTGCATTATCTGGATTAGACTATACACAACAAGTCTCAGATGTTGAATATCTCACAGCCACTGTTGACTTTCGTTATAAATTATATGAGATAGTGACTTTATAATATGGAGTGAAAATGAATTTGGACGAATTGAAACTTCAAGTCTCACAAGACTTGAGAGTAGATGATGAACACTTAGATACTGAATCTTTAAAAAATCAAGAAATCAAAGCAAAATATTTAGAGCACAAATCTAAATTTGAACTTCTTTTGTTTAAGGCAAAAGGAGATTACAAAAGATTGTATCGTGAAAAGTGGGAATACTATGGTGGAAAATCTGATGCAAAGATTTATGCAACTAAACCTTTTGATCTAAAAGTTCTCAAAACAGATTTATCTATTTACATATCTGCTGATGAAGAAATCATAGACGCAGAAAACAAAATAGGATATTTAGAAACAGTCATTGATTACATCAAAGGTGTAATTAAGTCTGTGGATAATCGTGGTTGGGATATTAAAAATGCGATTGAATGGAAAAAGTTTGAAGCAGGTTTGACATACTGATGAAAGATTATATCGGATATTATGAGAACATACTTACAGATAGTATATGTCTTGATTTGATAGAGTATAGCACAAAGATGCAACTCAAACCATCAACATACTCTACATCATCTGGTAAGTCTGGTAGAAGTAAACAAAAAGTAAAGATGGATGATGTGTGGTTCAAAGAAGGACAACCATTTTTTAAAGAGGTATTTGGTGGATTTGAGGATGTCATAAAAAGATACAAAGAACAACACGAGTTATTCAAAGTAGAAAAACATAGTGGTTTTAGACTGAATAAATATTCGGAAGGTGGTTTTATGAGTCGCCATGTTGACAACATACACCACTCTCATGGACAGGAGTATGGATACCCACAGGTTTCAGCTCTATTATTTTTGAATGATGATTATGAAGGTGGTGAGTTTATCATATCAGATATTGAATACAATCCAAAACAAGGATCTGCGATAATCTTTCCATCTAACTTCATGTTTCCCCATGAAGTCAAAACAATAAAAAAGGGAACACGATATAGTATAGTGACTTGGTTAATGTAGGAGTATACAATGGAAGAAAAAAACTATGGACAATTTGCTGATGACCCAAGACCTAGAGTAGAACGCCCAAGACTTAGTAGTAGGGTTGATACTAAAGGTTTGATTGATGTATTTGATAATGTATTAGAACCTCATGTTGCAGAATTAATTGACATGGAGATGAAGGCAAAAAAT